CATGAATTCAGAACATAGTAATATTTGCGATCTTGAGGTAAGACCAGAAATGTTTGTACCTATGAATTTATTACGTAGTTCTGGAAGCCCTAAGTGTGTGAAGTGTGGTAATATTATGCCAGCGAGTTGGGCTGAGTTTTACGTTCATTGTGAGTATTGTTTTGATAAATTATGAACGATAAAAAGAAACAGCTCATGACAGTAGGCACACGCAGGCTCTTGATTGTTTGCGGTACGATTCTTTTTGTGCTCCTGCTACTCATGCTGGCGTTTGATAATATACATGTTGACGATGTGATAAGGGTTATTGATGCGATAAGGGGAAATAATGGCTGACTTCCACGCCCTTGTATGGGCAAAAGATAAACCAGGCGATCATCAGGCAAAGGCAGGAGATATCATTGATATCATGCCGGCAGATACAAAATGGTCTGATAAAAACATGGAGACAAAGCTTTGTGTCATTGTCCCACTTACTGGATTGACCAAAGAAGAAGCTATGGCGCTTAAACAACCAGGCGATGGAATCAAAAGAAAGTTTAAGATCCAACTTGATGAAATACCAGAAATAGATACTAAAAAGGCAGAAGATGAAAAACTTTCTTATCAACCGTTGATATCTTTAGATGCAAAAATCGATGTAATAAAAACGCCTATAGTCAAAGATAAAACCGATGCTTTGATTGATCTAAAATCTATTGATGCAAAGGCTATAAAATAATGGCTTCCTCAAGACGTTTGCCCACATCATATAATACTTCTACCTTCGGAGGTGTTACGAGAGACTATCAATCCCTGGCAGTTTGGGAAGCTGCAACAGATAATGATCTCGTGACAGCCGCTAAGGGTGAGGTGCTTGACTGTTATGCTGATTCTGTAAGTTATGATCAAACAGTTTTAATAATAGGGGCTATTACAAACACAAGCTATTTTCGTGTTATCAGGGCGGCATCTGGTGAAGGTCATTCTGGTGTGCCTGGTAGCGGTGTCCAGTTCATTCATAATGAAGATGGAATAGCCACAATGTTTAGTGTCAATGAAGATTATGCGCAGGTTCAAGACTTGGTAATTACGATGAACGGAAACAGCGCTACTTCAAGATTTACAATAAGAGTTATATCTTCAGGAATTAATAATGTTGGGATCATTGGGTGCCTTGTAAAAAATTTGAATAGTGGAGCAGGATCCGGATATGGATACTTTTGTAGTGCTGCATCAAGCTATCAAATAGTAAATACATTGATGTATGAATGTAAAACAGATGGTATTCTACAGACTAGCGGGACTGGATATATTTATAATTGCACTGTTGTTGACAATGCCGATGATGGTATTGACTTCGATGGCGGCACAATGACGGTTAAAAACTGTGTGGCTCAAGGCAATGGGGGAGATGATATTGAGGGATCTCCGACACAGGTAACAAACGTCACTTCAGGGGTACTTTTTCAGGATGCAGCAGCAGACAATTATCTGCTTTCCGGATCTGACACAGCAGCAAAAAATCAGGGAACAGACCTTTCTTCAGACGCTAATTATCCTTTCGATGATGATGTAATCTATACGACAAGGCCACAAGAAACAGATTGGGATATAGGCTTTAACGAATATAAACTTACTGCCATACCTACAGGTAATTCAGGTGGCTTCGGCGTTTCAATAAGTTCAAATGTTTTTAGCAGATTCAGACCGAAACTACCATTCGAGGTCAAGAAAAGGTTTTGGGGGGACAGGTTTAAAAGGTAATGAAATGACTTCTTATAAGTGCGAAATATGTAAAGACAACCTATGGGTGTGCGAAGATCATCCGGATAGACCATGGGAATCTGGAACTGAGTATGATTGTAATTGCGGCGCACCTGGTAAACCATGTTTATGCAATGAGCAAATAAAAATGATGCCTGGATCTGTACCACTTAACATATGGAATAACTAATGATCCTAACATGCATAAAATACATTGCATCATACACGCTTGGTTTCATAACGTGCCTTGTCATATCGGTATATCTGGACGGCAAAAAGGATGCAGATATAGCTATGTGTGACCGGATAACAAGGCATAGGGATGACAGGTTTGATCTATAGGATTGATATATGCCTAACATAAGACTGCCCAAAAAAGCACAATTAGCGATGGAATCAAAGGCAATGTATGTTGTGCTGTATGGTGGTAGGGGATCGGCTAAATCAAACTCTGTAGCCAGAATAAAGCTGTTAAGATGCCAGACTGAGCAGGCTGATATATTATGTGGCAGAGAGTTTCAAAACTCAATATCTGACAGTGTGCATAAATTATTTAAATCAATTATACAGGATCCGGATCATGACATACATGGCTTTGACATAACAAAGCATGAGATAAATTGTGATACGGGTGGTTGTTTCAGGTTTAAAGGTTTTAACAGGGATCCAAAAGCTGTGAAGTCAGCAGAGGACTTTAAATACTGTTGGGCTGAAGAAGCAGATGCATTAAGCGGGGAAACGATAGAAACTCTTTTACCCACAATTCGTGGAAGTGGATCTCAAATATGGTTTTCCGCTAATCCACAACATTCTGAAGATCCATTTTCTAAAAGATTTATAGTTCCTTTTATGGATAAGCTTGATAAGAATGGCATATATGAAGATGATATGCATTTTATCTGCAAAATGAACTATAAAGATAATCCGTTTTGGAATAGAGAAATGGAGATGAAACGGGTTTGGGATAAAGAGCATATGACACCTACCAAGTACGAATGGATTTGGGAGGGTGCATTTAATGACAGTGTTGAAAACGCATTGATTATGCATACCTGGTTTGATGCCTGTATTGATGCACATGTCAAATTAGGGTTTAGCCCGAAAGGTGCAAAGTTTGCCTCTCATGATCCTTCTGATATAGGACCGGATGATAAAGCGTTTGCATTGAGACATGGCAGTGTGTTCACAATAATAGAAAGGTCAGATCAAGGTGATGTTAATGAAGGTTGTGATTGGGCTTTATCTCTTGCAATGCAGAATAACGCCGATTCTTTCATATGGGATTGTGACGGACTAGGCGTAGGATTAAACAGGCAGGTATCAAAAGCATTTGAGGGAAAACATACAGTAGTTTCTCAGTTTAAAGGAAGTGAAAGCCCGGACAATCCTGAAAATGTATGTGACTTTGCCGAACATGCAGCAGTTCATAACCAAAAAAAGATCAAAGACGCAATTAAAAATAAAAGAGCACAACGTTATCTTGATTTGAGAAACAGGATCTATAGGACGTGGGAAGCTGTTGAAAAAGGTATATATCATGATCCGGATAAATTAATATCGTTTAGCTCAGACATAAGATGTATGAATAAGCTAAGGTCAGAATTAACAAGGATGCCTATAAAGCCAAACTCGAACGGACTCTTTGAGCTTTACACAAAGCAGGATATGAAAAGCAAGTTCAAGTTTCCAAGTCCTAATCTTGCTGATGTTGTCATGATGAACTTGGACACCCCTGTTTTAAACAATGCTGTAAATCAGACATTTTGGATGCCGCAACCAATAAGATCAATGGGAACAGGAATAAGATCATGCCGTTAGATCATGAAGAAATAATGAGAAACACAGATCGTGCTTATGAGGCAAACCAGGATACAAGAGAGGTAGCCGCAAATGATATGGTATTTTATCATGTCACCCAATGGGATGAGGGTTTACTTTACGGCACGAACTTGAGCTATAGAGGTGAGTATAACATTGTAAAAAAGGCAGGTCGGCAGATATTATCTGACCTTGCGGCAAGTCCGGTGCAAATAAACTTTCAGCCTGAAGATATGGAAAGAGAGGACGGTGCAGAACTGCTTGACGGTCTTTACAGAACAGACGATCAGGACAACTGCAGCATAGAGGCATATGAAAATTCAAAGCAGGAAACAGTTGTATGTGGCTATGGAGCATGGAGAATATACACTGAATATGAAAGTCTTATGGGGCTGGACAATAGGCAGGTTGTAAAAAGAGAACCATTGTATGAGGCAAATAACAATCTGTTTTGGGATCCACAAGACAAATCGATCGATAAAAGAAATTCTGAATACGGTGTATACGTGCAACCGTTTACAGTTAATGCATATAAGCAGTTAGTAAACGATTTAACCGGAGAATCCATTGAAAAGATAAATCCGTCAAACTTTAAATCTCCATATCAGTCTCTTACCTTTCCATGGATATACGGGAACAACAAATTTATTTATGTGGGGGAATATTACCATAGAGAAAAGTATAAAAGAAATGCTGTATTTTTAAGAGATCCGTTCGGTGTAGAAACTGTTGTTTGGGAAGATAAAATCGAAGATGTAATAGACGAATTAAAATATGAAGGTTTCGAGTTCTTTAACGAAAAAGAAACTGAAACATATAAAATAACTCAGTATATTGTATCCGGAGAAGATATATTAGATAAAAATGTTATCCCTGGTATACATATTCCAATAGTTCCGATGTACGGCGAACATTCTGTTGTAGAAGGGATGGAAATATGGGAGGGAGTAACAAGGCTTGCAAAAGATCCGCAAAGGGCAAGGAACTTTGCTTTATCATATATCGCAGACATTGCAAGCAGATCTCCGAGGGTAAAGCCTATTTACTGGCCCGAACAGCTTGGAAGGTTCAGATCCATGTATGAGGAAAACGGTATCGATGATAATTTCCCATACTATCTAATGGAAAGAAAAGATCCTGAAGGTAACGATTTACCGTTAGGCCCAATAGGAACAACGCCTGAACAACCTGTTCCTAGCTCAATAAACATCCTGACCGATCTTACCAGGCAGGCAGTAGAGGACGTTGCAAACCCAGGATTGCCGACTGAGATTGCAGACCGTGACATATCCGGTATAGCTGTAAGCAAATTACAGCAAAGACTTGACCAACAGTCATACATATACCAATTGCATTTCAAGTATGCCAAAAGGCGTGACGGTGATATCTATGCCTCAATACAGTCTGAAATACAGGATACGCCGAGAAGGGTTGTCCTGACACTGCCGGACGGGACAAGAAAAGAAGCTATGATAATGCAGTCTGTTGTTGATAATGAAACGGGCGATATTGTTACAATTAATGATATCACAAATCAGTCGTTCAAGGTTTATTCTACAATCGGGCCTGACTATAAAACTCAAAGAGAAGAAACGGTGTCAAAGATTAATGAAATTCTACCGTCTATAGATCCAGGCGATCCAATGAGAAAAGCATTGGTTTTAAAAGCACTTGAATTAATGCAGGGGGTTGAGTTTGATGATATCCGGAAGTATGCAAGGATGCAGCTTGTTATAGCCGGAGTGAAAGAACCTGAAACAGAGGAAGAAATTCAGATGATTCAACAGATGCAGAGCCA